CCGTTGGTAACCGTCCCTGCATTACCAAGGATGTCGATATTCCAAGTGCCTGTCGCGCCAGACCCCGATGTCGTAACAAATGCGCCAGCAGAACCTACTGATATACCCAGAGCGGTTGCGACGTTCGTTCCTAGCCCCGTAACGCCCGATAGAGGCATTCCTGTGGCATTGGTGAGGGTAATGCTCGATGGTGTCCCCATCGCGCCGTTAAACGTCGTAAAGGCTCCAGAAGAGCCTACGTTGTTAGCTAGGGCTGTAGCTACGCCTGTACCCAATCCGGTTATGCCGGAAGTCGGAAGGCCCGTGGCATTAGTTAGATTGATAGCAGAAGGAGTGCCAAGGTCTGGCGTTGTTAGTGTCGGGGAAGATGCCCTTACAACATTACCTGTGCCGGTAGAGGCTTGGAACGATAAATTGCCAGATCCGTCCGTTTGCACAACCGAACTAGCAGCGCCATCAGCAGAGGGAAGAACGAAAGTGACGTTGGAGGCAAGAGAAGCGGCAGACCTTAGTTCCGTGTAACTCGTGCCGTTATCTGAGTCCTCTCCTAAACGAATACGACCTGCGTTAGCAGTGACACCTGAGACCGTGAGAACGTCATTAGTCGTGAAGGTGTCGCCATCTAATCCTGCCTGTTGATTCTTGAGCTGCGACATAAGCTCACGAATCGCGTTGTTGATGTTACTGGGAGCGCAGCCCTCAGCAATATCGATGCCATCAATATCGGTGTTGTTGCCTGGAGTTGAGGAGAACTCGGAAATCTTTGTCTTTGCCATAATTACTCCGCTAGCAACGATGGGGTTAAATAAGCCCCAGCGCCATACGCCCCTGCGCTTCTTGCGCCTACCGCAGTGCCGCCCATAATTTGACCGACCCTACGCTGTAAATCTGCCATCACGCTATCGTCCTGTAACGCCCTTCTAACAAGAGTTGGGTCTGTTTCAACCAAAATCTTTGCAACACGCTCACGATCAGGCTCGGAAAGATTTTGAGTTTTGCTACTCAGGATTTTACGGGTTACGTTCAATAAAGCGAAGGGATCTCCGCTCATAGCCGAAACCATCTCCTGAGCAGAAACGTTAGAACCAACTTTTTGAGCCTGTAACAGGCTAGGAGCAGTTTGAGATCCACCAAGAACCGAAGTGGCTGTTTTTTGAGATTGAGACGCAAGATCAATTTTCTTCATCAAGTCGGAAAGCGAATCTTGAGGGTACACAGACCTTAAGATCTTTGCTTCTTTGCTCTCAGGGTCTGCGAGCGTTGTCATTAAAGACTTGCGCTGCCCAGTTGTGAACTTGTTGCGAAATGAGTCCATAACGCCAGAGCGATATGCTTGCAATTGCTGTGCGTTTAATCCCTGAACTTCCAAATCAACCTGGTCTGCACTTTTCGTGAGAGCCTTTCTTCCTTCGCCAAACGCGTCTCTTGCCTGACGTAACGCAGCAGCACCCGCTCTGGCCTTAGCCAAAGGTTGAGAAGCTGCGTCTAGTGCGGTCTTGATGTTTAACTCAAGGTTTTTAAGGATCTCTCCATAAGACCCCTGTCCTGCTCGATAGGCTTGATCTGCCTCGTCGCGCAAAGCCCTTCTTGCAATCTCGAAATCTTCAAGTGTTGCGCCTTTATCAAACTTCACATTGCCATCAACAACCTCAAAAAAGTTTTTCTTACCCGTTTCTGCTCGGTAATTGCGGTTGATGTTTTCAACTACATTAGGAACTTTTTTGATTGCATCGCCAAAGGCTAGTGTTAGCTCAGGAGAGATGATCCCTCCTTGTTCAAAGGCTTGTTTGTATGCCTGGCGCTCTGCTGCTCTTGCAGCTTCATCAGTCATTTTCATGGAGCGAAGCACGCTCTTATTAACGCCAGGCGTTAAGCCTGCCTGCATCATACTTTGAGCAGACTTTCTAAACGCTTCAGGTCGAACCGTTAATGCTTCTCTAAGAATATTGGAAGCAGAGCCACCCTGTGAGTACAGTGCACGAACCGCTGTTCTCAGCGTCTCGTTTTCTGCCATGATTTCGCCCTTAGCGATACGATCAACGATCTCATCTGTTGTCATGCCGCTAGTGCTTGCGAGCCTTTGGATTTCCGTTTCGACAGCTTTGCTTCCTCGACCACCTATGTTGCGCCTAGCCCAATCGACAACCTTGTCGGCAGTAAACCCAAGAGCCTCCATGCCCTTCTGAGCAATCGGACCTAGCGCAGCGCCTGTAACCGCTCCGGTAACCGCACCAGCGCCACGCTCTTGCATACCACCCTCAGCAGACGCAAATCCAGTGATACCACCTTGCGCTCCACTGAGCGCAGCAGCGCGTCCTAGCGTCATTGGAATAGATGCGCCGCCAGTAAGCGGAGCGGTTAGTAAACCCATACCCGCCGCACCCATCAATTCAGCACCAGTTGATTCAACGGGCTGTGCTTGCTGGTAAGCCTTGATCTTTGTACGGATCTCGCTAAGAACCTCGTCGTACGGCCTTCCCGTCCATCGAGAAACAATCGCGGCCTCAGCCTCGTCAGATGCTCCCATCGTAAAACCTTGGGCGGCAGTGCGAAGTCTTTGCGTAGGAGGCCCCTTTTGAGCCTGCATTAGTGCCGCCTGATACGCTTGCTCGTCCGTAAGTTCTTGCTCGGACTCTACGCGAAACCGACCTTGGCCTGGAATCTCGACGCTGTAGGTTTTCATTAGCGTTCCCTAATAACTCTTACGCCTGGAGGCAGTCCAGCAGAACCAACGGACCTAAGCCCTTCAAACTTGCGCCTTAATTGATCTCCAGACGTTGTGTAAACAGGAGACGTTTGCCTAAAGTTTTCCAAAGCCCTGTCTTGTTCAGCCTTAGCTTTGATAGGGTTTGACGCAATAATTTTTTCGTTTTCTTGAACCCATCTTGAAGAGAAATCAGCGTCAGCAAGTTGCCGCTCCGCTTTAACTCGTAATGCTTCGAGTATTAGTTTATTACCTTCAACTGACTTGGATAATTCCGGCGATGATTTAGCAATAAAAGCCAAATCCTTGTCTGTTGGATTTGCGCCAAGCGATTTAACCTGCGGCAAAACAAGCTGCGCCGTAGCCGCCTGAACCGCCTCAATACCAGCGGTTTCTGGAACCTTAAAGTTAGGATCAATTGCCTGACCAATTCGATTAAGAGTTGCCCTAGACTCGGCCCCAAAACCTGTTTTTACTCCAGCATCAAGGAATCCTTGTAGCTGACCAACAACACCAAGCGTTGTTCTTGCATTGCCAGCAGCCTCTTGAATACCCTGATAGCTAGCAAAAACACCTTTGCCAAATTCACTTTGAGTCGGGACGTTAACCCCAACATTAGTCGCCCCAGCTTTTTTAGACTCTATAACACCTTTCTGCCAAACGTCTTGCCTTTGTTTTGGAGTTAATTTTGCAGGATCGCTAGTGCCATATTCACTAAGGGCATAATTTGCCGCTTCCCCTGTAAACCCTTTGCCGCCAGCATCCATGACCTTTACTAAAGATGGTGTTTTTGCATTTTTGTCATACGCAAAAATACCCTGGTCTGTTGACATATAGCCCATCTCAGACTTTTCTGGGACGGTATGCAGCACCTGCCCAGTTACTTCGTCCATGATTACATCGCCAGGCTTATAAACCTTTGTTTGCGGTTTAGTAAATGATTGAATCTGTTGGCCTAGCGGAATAGCAACCGTTGGCGACACACCGGCAGCAGTTGCTCTTTGCAAAAACTGTTGAGGATCGAATCGAGCTGGACCCGTAGCAACAGAAGGAGTTCTCATTTCCATCCGCTCAAGATCCGTCAACTCTCTTTGAGGAGCGACCATAGCGCCCTGAATAAGGCCAGGCAATGCTTGTTCAGCTCTTTGTTTCTTTGCCATCTCGCCAAGCTGTAGCGCAGTCATCTTATCCTGCACCGCTTGCTGCACAGCACCACGATAGGCTTGCTGGCCTGCCTGTAAACCTTGAGCAACGAGTTCGCCCGTAGACCTTCTAACAGGGCTTCTTCCAGATCCAGCCAACAAAGAAAGACCTAAGTTAAGTAAACCTTGGTCTTGCGCCTGCTGCCTTAGTTTTTCCTGTTCATCTGCGCCTAATAAACCCCCCATATAGGAAGGCATCTGACCAAACACACCGCCAAGGAAGTTACTAGTTGACACTGTTATCTCCCAAGCAAGCCAAGCAATCCACCAGCGGCAGCACCAATACCTGTGCCTAAACCAGGAACCATACTACCTAGCTTTGCCCCAGTAAGTGCGCCACCAAGTGCGCCAGCAAGCGGGTTAGAGTAAGTCGGCTGGATAGTCTGCTGACCCATAGGAGCACCGTAAGCAGAACTCAAGAAACTCTGTAAGTTCGAGTAAGGCTGCTGCTGTTGGTAGTTGAACTTCTGGATCGCGTCTGCAAGTGCTGCTTGTTGGTATTGCTCTGCTGTCTGGCCGACCTGTGCGAGTTGTGCAATATCCGTGTAATCCTGTGCTGCCATACCTGGCGCAGCACCAATCGCCGCCTGTTGCCTTGCTCGCTCTTGTTCGTACAAGTTAGCGCCCAAGCCAAGCGCAGACATCTGCCTTGCTCGCTCATCCGCATAATTCTGATAAGCAAGCTGTCCTGCCTGACTGGTTAGCGCATTTGCTAACGCACCCTGAACCCTTGCTTCTTGGCTCATAAGGGCTTCGTTTGTTCCATAACGTCCAGCAGCAGAAGCCCTAGACCGCATTTGATTGATAGCGTCTTGATAAGCCTGAGAAGCCTGCGTAAACCCAGGTTGCAGTGCTTGAGTCAGGTAAGGATTAGGCCCAAGGAAACTGCCGCTTAACGTGTTTTGTAGAACAGGGTTGAATTGGCCTTGAAGTGTTGCTGCTTGGCCTCCACCGATCTGACTTGCAAGCTGTTGTTGCGCCAAAGGCACAAGCGGGTTGCCTTGCATAGCCCTTGTCTGCATGGCAGAAAGCGCGGCCTGCGTTTGTTGGGATGGGCCAACGTAGGTTTGGCCTGTGTAGGCTTGTGGGCCTCCAGTAGCGTAGAGACGTTGGGCCTCAGATAGACCGTATTGAACATAAGGGGCTTGAGACGGATCTAATTCCGTCCTCGTCACCGTGTTTGTTGAGCCACCAGACATATCAAACCTCTCTCACCCACTTACGGGGCCGAAAACCTAACGCCTTAGCTTTGCGATCCCAGCCTTTACGCCACGAATCAAAGCTGATAGTCCTTGCGCCACCTTCTCTCGCAAGAACGAGAACATGATCCATGCCTGCATCAAAATCTCCCTTGCCATAAGCGCACCAAATATGCAAATTATCGCCGATAGGCTGAAGAACAACAAACCCGCAAGGATAACTGTCCTCAAAGTACATCCAAAGAAGTGATCGTCCCGCAAAACAGTCTGCGTAAATGTCCTCCGGTATCCACTGCTCCGGACTTTTCTTGAGAATGACTTCCAATCCTGCCCTAACGAACGGCCAAATCTTCCTAAGTTCTTCGGGTTTGATGTATCTTGCATTCATCCAACCACCACATACCCGTAGGTCATGTTTGATGTCGAGTTTGGGTAATGCGTAATCGTTGCGCTGCCATTTGTCACGCTAGAAACGTAAATAAGAGGGCCATCTGATATGTGCTGCATAGTCAGAATAACTGAAGGAGTAGCCGGTCTTGTCGGGCTTGACTGCGTTCCTATGTACTCAAGCCTAACCAGGGTGCTTGTTGCTGCCCAGATAAGCTCAACGTAGTCATTAGCTGCAAGATCAACAAAAATGTTCAACGCTGCAATCAAATGTCCTTCTGTACCACCGTGAGAATTAGGAATCGAAAACTGCGAATTAGAGTTCGCTAGATCTGTACCGTTTTTTCTCAACCACAGGTCAGCGTCCTGGATCTGCGTATCAGCGTTCGCAAACTGCACAGAAAACTGAAGGTTGTATTTCCCCGCCGCCCTGACATTGATTCGACTAGAGTTGGAAAGGTAAACGTTGCTGCTTAAGTCAGTGTTTGAAAACGTAACCGCATACGATGCAGTCGTGCTTGCAGCCGTTTGGTCATTAACGTCATAAAACGAGCCGAAAGGCAATCCGCTTACATAGGCGTTGGCAGAGTAAGGGATAAGAATAATCTTGCTTTCTACCCCTATCCTAGCGTCCGTAATCGTGGTTGTGGTGGCGTTTCCTGTGTTGAGCGTTACCGTTCCTGTGTTATTCGTCTTACCGTCCATGATGCCACGGACAATCTCAGCAACGGCTCTTTGATCGCCACCAAACGGAGGTAGCGTACGGAAGATCATCGCATACCCTGTTGGGTTAGCGTTACATCCAAGCCTACAGCGGCAGACCAAACACCTGTAGGTATAGCTTTCACTCGGTGGTAGGTTCCTGCCGAGCGTAAACCAATCCTATTGTCAGTGTTTGCTGTGTAAGTGTCGCCTGTAAAGTCGGTTTGTTGGTTAAGCCTGCGCCTAGAGTTAACTTGTACAGAACAAGACCCGCCTTCTATAACAGGACGTACTAAAGTCATCACCGAAGGCATGTCGTTTAAGGCTAAATCAGGCGTGACAATATTCGCTGTTAAAGCAGAGCCGGAGAAGGCAACGATTTTTTCGCCTAACGTCCCTGTTAGTAAGTTAGATGTAACCGTATACCCAAATGAGTCAAGGCTTGCAGGAAGCGTATCCAAACTCCCGTATGCGTCCAGTTGTTCTAGCGTAAGCCCAGAGGATGAAGTTGTCGTAATCGCAGTCGAAGAAGCAATCGTGTCTACGTTAGCAATCGCATAAGACCACTTAGACAAGTTGAAGTTGTAGATCAAAAGCGCAGTTGTCTGATCGACTGTCTTAAACGCCCATATCACAAGGTTTTTAAGAGGGTCTACAGCGGCTGACATGGTTGATAACTGAGAAATATCTGCTAAGGCAAAGAACCACCGGTCAACCTTTTCAACAGAGATTGACTTAACTTCTTGTCCGTTGGTTACATAAAACCCGTCGTCAGACAAAAAGAAACTCGACCCGCCGTACTGGATGATCGAGTTCGGCTCAAGACAGCCAAGACCCCGTGAAATCGTATCAAACTGAAAAACAAGCGGACTACCAACATACGACATCCGCACTACCGCGCGATCCATAAAAACAATACCGTACTCACCACCAGTCAAACCCTTTACATGCCCACCGTCTGGAATGTCTTGGTAGTCAGACTGTGTGGTTGCCGATGGTGTCCAGTCTGTCTCGTCTCCCAAAGCGCACCACTCCACGCGATTAGGATAGATTGTTGTTCCATTGTTAAAACCTGCAACCACAAAGTCTCTGACCGTGGTTATATACCTAGACTTAGGCGCAGCAGCACCAAGGTCTACAAAGGCCGTGGACGAGCCCATGAGATAACCCTGGAGCCTGTCGCCACCATTGGCCGCGATCACTCGATTACCAAATTGAGTGAAACGCCACTTCTGATCTGATGGCGTTGTATAACCACCTGCCTTAGATACATTCGTAAGGTTAAGGTTTGTTTCTAGCTTGAATAACTTGGTGTCACCGCCTGCAAAAACAGTTACCGCCTCGCTAGGGGCGGCAGCAGCAACAACGGCATTTAAGACCTCAGAGGCGGCATTTGACCACTCAGAAGGCGAAGATATTGGGCCATAACCAACTTGCTGAGGAATAACGTTCTTAGCGTCTACGAGCGCACCAGCAACCCCGGGTTGATCCGGTAGCCACTCGCCAAAGTTCACTCTCATCGCTTAGCTACCGTCATGGTTAGCGGCACACCTGAATACTGACTCTCTTCGTCAGACCTTGTTAGCGAGAAGATTGCGCGATCATAAAGCGTACCCCAGGTTTGCAGCCTGGGATCGTTCATCAAGTAAGGTTCTGCTTCACCTAATGACGCGTAGAGAAGTGCGTCCGGACAGGTCGTAAGCCAGAGATTTGACGTGTTGCTTGTAGAAAGAAACGCAGGCGCGGCGTAGTAGAGGATCTTGATCGTGTAAGTGCTGTCAGGAATTGGGGCAAACTGAATCGTAGACCCAAGGATGGTATAGAAAGCCGGTACACCACTTTCGTTCGTCCTACCGTTCCGAATAAAGATGCTCGGCGTTGCGAACGTAATAGGGAAGTCGGGGTCAGAGTCAACGTACACATCCCTTGCTTGCAAGAAGTCACTAGGGAGGTTAATTGTCGAGACTCCACCGGTCGCCGTGACCGATGCTTGCGTAAGCATTTGGCGCAGGCGTAAATCTCGACGGAGTCGAATCTCTGCGAGTTGGATGAAGTCGGGGATCGCGGAAGTAAGATCATCTCGTGAGAGATAATTAGCTATGGTCGTCTGTAGTTCGCTGTAAGTGCTTAGGGCCATATTCGACATCGCTCCACCGGTATTCGTGCGTCCCGATGTGTCCTATTTCGAGGCTCAATTCGTGATCCACGAAAGTCTTTATCCCGTGGTCTAAGGCTTTCACGCAGAAATGCACATCTTCGCCAATTAGACCACCCGCCCCCCATACTACATCAAACCAAGGCTGAGGCATAGCATCAAACACAGATTTGTGAGTTAAGACAACCCCAAAACCCACAGCAGTCACTTCCTCGATACCTTTTTTACCTCGACTCTCAATCTTCTCGAAGATCTCTTTATCCTCGTGAAAGTTGATCGCAGTCGGTAGAACGGGTTTACGCCTCGTAACTGCGTTCACCCCAACGATCTTTTGTCCGTGTGCTAACAGTCGTTCTAACGTGTTCTTGGGGAACCTCATATCTGAGTCCACCCAAAGGATGTACTCAGCACCATCTGCTAGCGCTTCTTTAGCTAATGACTCTCTCTGACTGAAGATGAGAGTGCCTGGTGCGGTATATAAAAGGAAAGACCCGCCTGTTGTCGCACATCTGTTAGCCCCGTCATACGCTGCCAGTCGAGCCATATCGAAGGCAGTCCCCGTCATCATCGTGTCCCGACATGGAACACAAAAGGCTATCTTCATACTTTCCCTGGTCGAGTTCTAAAGTGTCTGTTTTCGGGGTCGTTCATCCACGCCCTGAATTTCTTCTCGTCTGCGATAGCAAAGCCTCGCATGATCCCTTGCTTGTTTAGATCGTCAACCACCGCAAAAGGTAGTTGCGCGTAACGAGTCCATTCACCCCAACGCTCGCGTTCATCCGTTGCGTTATAGAGTGCCTTGTTCTGCTCGACAATAGCCGTAATGTCTTGAGTTCGCTCAAAGACATACTGGTCGTCGGTTGCGTGAAATTTAGTTTTGAGCATAAAAAAAGGGAGGTTGTTACGCCTCCCTCTTTTTTACCACAGTTTTTGTTACGCTGTCTTGAGGTCAGCGAGGATACCGTGGGCAGCCTCGTTACGCATCTCCATCGTGAACTCAGCAAGGATCTGAGTTTTCTCGGAGTCGCCAGTCTTGGCAAGCTCGTTGGTCTGGAAGGGACGCAGATAACCAACTGCTGCGTATTCCGGATCAAGGATGAACGCGTCACGGCTACGAACGAAACGATCTGGAACTACAGAGATCGAACCGAAGTCGCTGAGGTACACATCAGCCGCGCCGATGATAGTCGTCGGTGCGTCAGAAGGAGCCATGTAACGCTGTGCTGCGATACCTGCAAAGGCCGAAACGGTCTGCTTGAGTGCAGGGCCAACCACGAGGATCTTGGGGCTGCCGCCAGAGGTGTAAACCTGCTGAACGCCATCCTTGAGGATTGCCTCGGTAAAGGTGCGGGTTGTACCGTCAGAACGTGTGCTCACGCCGATTGTGGTGGGGTTAGCACCGTCAGTCGTGTTGTAGTTCGAGTTGGTCTTGAGCCAAGACAAAAGCGAACCCAACTTGCGAGCCGTGGACGAGTTACCAGCACTGCGACCTTGGTTAGCGGCAAGAATGGTCTCTTGGTCACGCTTGAGTTCTTGCGAAGCCTTCGAGAGTTGGTAAGCCTTCTCTGCGCGGCGGCCAGCAAGATCAACGGCCATCATCGTGCCTGACACCTGGATCGTCTTAGCAACGATCTGTGTGTAGTTACCGAGACGAGTCGTCGGGCTGATAGTTGCTGCTGTTGCATCGTCACCTTCAACCTGTGCGTTGTTGGTTGTTGCTGCTGCCAACGTGTCGGTCTGCCACTCGTGGTAGACAGCCGTTGCTTTGGTGCGAGCAAGCGACGAAAGGATAGGTGTCTCGGTCGGGCTGATGTTGTAGATAACATCGGTTAGATCTTCACGCTGACCGA